ATAATCCCTCTAAGGTGACATGGTTCCTGGAGAGGCAAGCTAAGAAGGACCGTGAGGACCGTGGTCCTTCGTGGTTCTTTGTTTCAGGCCCCGTCCCGCTTCATCGGTCTTTCTGGTCTTCATGGTCCTTCTCTAAAAAAATCGGGGGGAAGAGAGAGGAGACGTGGGTGTATTCGCGAATATAGGGGGAGGGGTCGTCGGGTGGTTCCGGATATCTCGGACGAGAAGGACCGGTAAAGGGGCCTGGTTATAGCTTCAGTGGTTCGGGGCACCCGCTTCCCCGTCCGCGTTTCGCTCTCGGCGTTCCTTGGGCCTTTGGGTCCACTTCCCAAGCCCTTCTATTCCTTGGAACTGGTTCTAAGTCCACTTTGGAAGACCTCGCGCCCGGGCTGGGGGCAAGGAACGAGGAACGGAACGTGTTCGCGAAAGTCGCCCACCCTCCCCCCTCCTGTGATCGCTTCTCAGGTAGCGTGTTCCCCGTGGTCGGGGCCTTCCGTGGCCCCTTGTTCAGCTAGTGGTTCCTAGCTTGCCGTGTTCAGCGTCTTGCTGGCGGCTTTCAGAGCTTCCCGGACCTGTTCGATCGTCGTGTCGCGTCTGACGCAACCCCGGACGATGTTCCCAGCGTTCATCCGCTTGGCTCCTTGGTTCCGGTCAATGTACCGCTTGGTCAGCGTTCCCGGTTCCAGTCCTTTCAGCTTCTCCGCTGCTACCATCACCGCTTCCGGTGAGGAACCCCGGAGCAACAGCGCCACTTCGTCGCCATTGTCCATGCTGAGGTTTCCATTCCCTAACTGGTACGTGTCGTATCCAGCTTTGTACTTCCTTAGCTGTTCTGACTTGCTCAGCTTCGGTGTTCCGTCCACTTCTGTCGGCTGGACGTCTGTCTCCGTCTTCTCTGTCTTCTTAGACATGTCGTGCTCCTGTGTCGACCCAAAAGAGCGGTAGTTCGTCGGTGTTGGGGTCGTGGCAGCACCGACACTACCAAAAAAGCACAGCCGACGCCGCTTGTCAAGTATGGCTTGCAGCCGCCGTGTTCCCCGGGGTCTGGGGTCGTCGGCTTGCCGGGTTCGCTGGCCGCGACGCGCTGCCTTTGGGGGGGATGCATCCCTCAACAAAAAAGGAACCACGCGGATTGGAACCGTGCGCGGTTCTTATAAGCGGGGGGTACACCCCGGGCAAAGCAAGCTGTTCCGCGTTAATGGGGGTTCCACGCGCCCTCGACCTCCTTCCGCTGCGCTCCCTTGCGGATTCTTCTTTTTTCCGCGTGCGCGTGCGTAGGGAATTAGGGGTTGACAGACCCCCCATCGGTGTGGTATACTCTCCGGATGCGCGACTCATTCTTCCGAGACCTGCCGCCTTTGACGGTGACAGAAGTTATCAAGCCTCTTTCCCTGGAGGAGCGTACCTTTATACTCAATCAAAGGATGATTGAAATTGGCCGGGCAAGAATTAACCCAGACAACAGAATCGTCGGAATTAAGCGAGTTCGAAAAATTAGAGCAAGAACTCGATCCGCAGCATAGATTATTCTGTTATGAATACCTTGTCGACTTTGATCGTCGACGAGCGGCTGCTGCTGCCAATTTTCATCCTGATCATGGTATTCGTCTTTTACGACGTCCCCAGATAAGCCACTTTCTCAAACTTCTTGGCGATGAACTGGCCAACGATTCCCTTATATCCCGCGACATGGTTCAGCATGAAATTCTTGAGGAATTTCTCCCGAGAGCAAAAGGTGAGAAAGAAGTTGTCGGAGTTGATCGGGACGGTGTTGCATGGTCTGGAAAAGTTACAAATATGGCCGCACATGGTAAAGCTATCGATCTGATGGCTAAACATAGCGGTTTCACGCTTCCAGAGACTGTGAAGGGCGGTCTTACGATCAACATTAATCATAAAGCCTTAGGCATTACCGTCGAAGGCGAATCAGTGGAGATTATAGAAGATGAGCAAGGTACAGGAGAAATTAGCGAGGAAGGCAGCGGCTAAAGAGGACCTCGGTCTGGAAGAGCCGGAAGTAGCAACAGAATCAGAGTCCCCACCGGACCCAGCTGAAGATGGCCCGAAAGGACCCGCAGAGGAATCCACTGTGGGCGCTCAACAGGTCAAACCTTCCAAATCGTTGTCGGACGATCCTCCGCCACTTGCGGCGAACCAAGAAAGAACAGATGCAGCTCAAGATGATGCTGACAAAGGCGCGGTTGATTATAGGGCCGCAAGAGAAAAAGAAGATAAAGAAGCAGAAGCCAGAGCAGCGGAAGAAGAAACTATTACCGCTGATGATGTGGCAGTTGTAACACCAGAAGAACTCGGCATTCGTGGCAATTGACCTTCCAAACGATTGGAACGCTCGTGATTACCAGTCCCCCCTCTTTCAGTACATGTTTGAGGGGGGTCTTGAGCGCAAACGTGGATGTGCTGTTTGGCACAGGCGTGGCGGTAAAGACTCGTGTTGTCTACAACTGTCCGCTGTATCATCACAAATGCGAGTCGGCACGATTTGGCATATGTTGCCAACTCTTAAACAGGGACGAAGAGTAATATGGGATGGCATAGACAGAGAAGGTCGAAAGATGATCGATCAGGCATTTCCCAAAGAGATGCGCGATCAATCCTCTCCGATCAACAATTCGGATATGCAGGTGAGGTTCCGAAATGGTAGTATATACCAAGTTGTCGGGTCTGATAACTACGATTCCCTTGTGGGAACAAACCCTGTGGGAGTTATATTCTCCGAGTGGGCCGTTGCCGACCCTCAAGCATGGGACTATATTCGTCCAATCTTGGCGGAAAACGGCGGGTGGGCACTCTTTATATATACCCCTAGAGGAAAAAACCATGGCAAGAAACTTTTTGACATGGCTAAGGGTAATCCTCGGTGGTTCTGCAGTTTGCTTACTGTCGACGACACCTTCAGACCCGATGGCACACACGTTATTGGACCCGAGATCATTACCGAAGAACGTAATGAGGGCATGTCTGAGGAGAAGATTCTTCAAGAGTATTATTGTTCATTTGAAGCGGGTATGGAAGGAGCATTCTATACCCTCGAACTAAATTTAGCGGAAAAAGAAGGCCGGATCGGGGACTTCCCACACGATCCAATGAAACAGTGCCAATCTTGGTGGGATATAGGATTTCGTGATGCCACAGCAATTATTATTACGCAGCGCGGGGACGATGGCAAGCCGGTTATCGTCGACTACCTCGAAGGGCGCAACAAAGCTCTTGACGAGTGGATTAGGGATATCCGCTCCCTCCCGTATGATTTTGACGAACACAACGGACCCCACGATCTTGAAAACACCGATTGGACGACCGGAAAGACAAGAAGGGAATTCGCCCTTGGCCTTAACTTCCCGTTCGAAATTGTATCGAAGCTCCCGGTTCAGGATGGGATCGACGCGACGCGAGCAATCATACGAGTAGCAAGATTTAATGAATCAAAAGTCGGGAGATTACTTGACGGTCTCTATTCATATAGACGTGAGTATGATGATCGGCTCCAAATGTTTAGAGATAAGCCCTACCATGATTGGGCGAGTCACCCCGCTGATGCTATGCGCTATCTCAGTGTGGGATGGCACGATTACATTGGTGGGGTTAAAATCCTATCAAACCAGTACAACGTTAAAGCAGCAGTAAGTGGGCATCAACGTCGCCAGAAGCAGAGTTATCAAGATATGTACCCTTGGATGTTCAATGATGATGGGAGTTTAAGAAATGGACGGCCTTGAGATTCGTAGACGTTATGATGCCCTTGTATCCCAGCGGAAGACTGTTGAGGATGTCTGGGAGGTTATTAACCAGCTGGTAGTTCCATTTCGGGGCGATTTTTTCCGTGACATAACTTCCGAACATGCTGTCACGTGGAGAGATAATCGTGAAATATTCGACTCTACGGCTATTGACGCTGCTCATATTCTTGCTTCTAGTATACACGGCTCTCTTACTAGCCCCGCTATACGCTGGTTTGAGTTGGCTTTCCGTCAACTTGAATTAAATACAATGCGGGAGCCTCGGGCATGGCTTGAAATGGCTGCGGAGAAATGCTTCAATGCCCTACAAGATTCAAACTTTAACCTTGAGGCCAATGAGACATACCTGGACCTGGTAACTTATGGTACCTCGATGATTATTGAGGAGGTCGACGAGAAAAACGGGGCATTTCAAAGATTAATTTTTCAATCGGTTCCGGTCGAGGAAATGTGGTTTGAGCAAGATTGGGCTGGTCAGGCTCATCGAGCTTATCGTCGATATATGTGGACCCCGGTTCAAATAGTCACAAAATTTGGTCCAGAGGGTGTCCCTGAGCAAATATTGACCAAAGCAAAAACTTCACAGGGTATGGATGTAAAAGAACGAGTAATAATGTGCATCTATCCGCGTGAAGACAAGAAGGATGTTGATATTAGCAGGATATTGGCACCTCTAGAACGTCCCTATGGGATGAAGTACATACTACATAAAGATGCCTATGAACTCGGGGACGAGGGTGGATATTATGAAAATCCCGCCTTTATACCTCGGTGGCGTAAGACTTCCAAGTCGATGTGG